GTAGAAATTAATAAATTTGGTGGTAGATTTAAATATAGTAAAATTAACCAACTCATTGACCGTGTTGATAATGGTATTACATCTAATATTACTAAAATTATCATTAGAAGAGATTTAAAAGCACTGTTAAATCAATTCGCACAATATGAATTATGTTTTGGAAATAGATTTAATATCAATCCTGCTGGATATAATATAAAAAGCACAGGATTTACCATTCAAGGATTTTCTGATACTGCATATATTACTGACGTACCAAATAAAAACTCTGTAGGTAATCTTGATGGAAGTAATTTAGGAACCCTCAGTGTAGTTTCAAAAAATAATAGAAATGAACAAAGAGTTATTATTAAGGATGCTGGTATTGTAGATTATAAAAAAGGTGAAGTGATACTTAATACAATCAATATTACATCAACTGTAAGTGATAATAATATTATTGAGATTCAAGCATTCCCTGAATCTAACGATGTAGTTGGATTAAAGGATCTATACCTCAATTTTGATGTATCTAAAAGCACAATAAATACTGTTAAAGATGTAATTGCTTCAGGTGAAGATGTTTCGGGAGTCGTATTCACAAGAGATTACTATACATCAAGTTACTCTAATGGAGATTTAGAGAGGAAATAATTTATGTCAAATATTGACAAAAGAATAAAACTCAGTACAATCATTGAGAATCAATTACCAGAATTCGTGGTAACAGATTTTCCTAAAGCTGCTGATTTCTTAAAGCAATATTATATTTCTCAAGAGTTTCAAGGTGGTGCTGTTGATCTTATAACAAATTTTGACCAGTATTTAAAAGTAGATAACTTAGTGCCTGAAGTAGTAGTAGGTGTAACTACTATTTCAGCTGGAATATCAACATCTGATACAACCATAACTGTTCCAAGTACAAAAGGTTTTCCATCAGAATATGGATTACTTAAAATTGATGATGAAATTATATCATACACAGGTATTACATCAACTACATTTACAGGATGTATACGTGGATTTAGTGGTATTACTGGATATAATGTAGGAGTCTCATCATCCTTACTTGAAATAAACCGTGAATCATTAACTTTTAATGAAACAGTAGCTACATCACATGAATCTGAATCAACAGTCACTAATTTATCAGTTCTCTTTATTCAAGAATTTTTTAAAAAGTTAAAGAAAACATTTTTACCAGGTTTAGAAAATAATGATTTTTCAGAAAAATTAGACGTTGGAAACTTTGTAAAATTTTCTCGTTCTTTTTATCAATCAAAAGGTGTAGAAGAATCTATAAGAATTTTATTTAAAGTATTATATGGTGTAGAATCAAAAATACTTGACTTAGAAGGTAACTTAATTAAACCATCAGACGCTGAATTTATACGTCGTGAAGTTGTTGTTGCAGATTTAATTACACCAGATGGAGAACCTCAAAACTTAACTGGACAAACAATATTTAAATCAACTGATACTTCCACAAACGCATCAGTATCAGAAGTCGAAATTATCAAAAGAGAAGGAAAAAATTATTATAAAATTGCATTATTTGTTGGATTTAGTGATCGTGACTTAATTGAAGGTACATTCACAATACCTGGTAAAACAAAAGTTATAGGTGGTGTAAGTGCTAATGCTACAATCATAGATGTTGACTCAACTGTAGGATTTGGAACTACTGGTACTATTATAAGTGGTGCTAACTCATCAATTGATTATACATCAAAATCAATCAATCAATTTTTTGGGTGTTCAGGTATAGGTGTAGGTATTGCAACTGCTACTGATTTACGTTCAAACGAGACTATATTTGGATATGAAAATGGAGATTTATCAAAGAGAGTTGATTTAAGGATAACAGGTGTATTATCTGAGTTGGTTCCTATCACAGATATAAGTTTGATTAATGAACAAGAAAACTTATTTGTTAAAAATATTGGTGAAAAAATAGAAAATGATGGTAATAATTATAAACAAATTTTTGCAAACTCATGGATTTATAATACTTCTTCAAGATTTCAAGTTGAAATTACAGGTTCTACATTTAAATTAAGAACTAAGATTGATAAGTCATCATTAAAGATTGGAGATAGATTTGAAATATTAGAGAGAAACGAACAAACTGTAGTTGGTGGTGGTACAGTCGGTAGTATTGATGTTACATTAAATCAAATAAATGCAACAAACATCGCTGGATTTAGTCCAGTTCAATTTCAAGAATATGATATTCGTAGATTAGTTGAAAAAGTTTCAAGTTCAGGTGTAACTCTTGCACAAGGAAATGATAATGTGATTGCAGATACGTTATCCGTATATGTTGAGGGAAACACAGACGGTTACGTTGCATCAAATTCTTTACCAAGTTATGATATTACAACGAATATTATTGAAGAAGTTTTAGTAGGAAGCACTGAGGTAGGTTTAGATGGATACCAAGCATTAAATCAGAGATATAGTTTTATTCAATTTACACCACCTCCAGGTGAAGATATTAAATTTATTCAAGGTGATCCAGTTGTTTATCAACCAAGTGGTGGTAGTTTAATTGGTTTAGATACTGGTAGAACATATTATGTTGATCCTGTCATACCAGGACCAAATCAAAATATATCAAAAATTAAATTATATAATTCAACAGCACAAATTGGAACTGCAAGCACTGTTCAAGTTGGTCCTACTACATCAACAACAGATACTCATAGATTTGTTTTAAAGAGACATGAAAGTAGAGTCCTTGAAGCAGATAATGTATTAAAAAAAATCCCACTTTCACAAAACTTATTTGTACCATCTCAACAAGATGTTCCTGTAAATGATATTGGAATACTTATTAATGGTGTCAATATACGTTCTCCTATTTCAGATAATCAAATTTATTATGGTTCATTAGAATCAGTAGACTTATTGAATGGCGGAAGTGGATATGATATTTTAAAACCACCAATCATCGGCATAGAAACAAGTAGTGGAGTTGGTGCTGCTGCCGAACCAATATTAACTGGAACTGTTAAAGAAGTCTTTGTCGATCCACAAGAGTTTGATATTGATCAGGTTCAAAGTATTTCATTAACTGGTGGTAATGGAAGTGGATGTGTTTTACAACCAATATTGGGTCAGAGAAATAGAGAATTATTATTTGATAGTAGAGATGTATTCTTTAATGGTGGTGTTGATATTGTTAATGAAACAATAACATTTAAATCGAATCATAGTTTAGAAGATGGACAACTAGTTTATTACAGTGCAAATAATAATGCTCCAATAGGAATAGGAACAGCATATGATGTAGAAAATAAAATATCAGACACATTATCTGATGGTGCACCTTACTATGTAAGAACAGTAAATCCTTCTACAATTAGAATATTCAATACACCTACAGATGCTTTATTTGGTAGTGCTGGCATAAACACTGTTGGTTTATCAACTGATACTGCTGCAAGTGGTATTCATATGTTTAAAACTGAGAGTAGAAACACATTGGTTGCTATTAAAGTTTTAGAGGAAGGTTCAGGTTACACTCATCGTAAATTAAGAGTCAAACCTGCTGGTATATCAACATCATTGAATGTTGTTTCGTTTCAAAATCATGGATTTAAACATGGAGAAATTGTTGAATATTCAGCAGAAACCACAGTCGTACAGGGATTATCAACAACATCTTCATATTATATAAACAAATTAACTGACAATACTTTTCAATTGGCAGATGCAGGTATAGGTGCAACATCAAATGTAAATTTTGAAAGAGGAAAATACGTTGATTTTGAAACAAGTGGTGAAGGATTCCAAATATTTAAATATCCAGATATTAAAGTAAATATCAATGTTTCATACGGATCAACTCTTACTGGAGATATTATCGCAACACCTGTAGTCACAGGTGAATTAATTGGAGCATATCTTTATGAAGAGGGTACAAATTATGGATCAGTCACACTTGACAAACAAGTAATCCCTAAAGTTTCAATTGAAAATGGTAGATTTGCAGAATTTAAACCAATAGTTGTTAATGGTAGAGTTACTGATGTTGCTGTTGTAAACAGAGGAAGAGAATATAATTCAAGTCCTGAAGTTAGAGTCATATCAACAGGGTCAGGAGCGGGTGCTGTAGTTCGACCAGTAGTTGAGAATGGATTTGTAATTGATGCAATAGTAACAAATCCAGGTATTGGTTATAGTTCAGTATCTACTGAGGTCAGAGCATTTCCAAGGGGACAGAACGGACAATTTACTGCAAGAGTTAGAAGTTTAACTTTGAACAATCAAAGTAGATTTGGTGACTCTTATCTCTCAACAAAAGATGAAAAATTAAATTTTGGAATTCTAGGATATTCTCAAGATACTGCTGCTAATTTTGAAAATACTTTTACTGTAAATTCTAATGGAGAATTCAATCAAATCACAGGTCACTCTCCTATCATAGGGTGGGCTTATGATGGAAATCCAATATATGGTCCATTTGGATATTCAAAGGCAGATGATATCAACTCTGAATTAAAAATTATCGAATCATCTTACACAACAAGCACTGCTAATGTTGTAAATAGACCTTCAGGATATGCCGCAGGATTCTTTGTGGAGGATAATATATTTGATGGTTCTGGTGACTTAGATATTCACAATGGAAGATTTTGTAAAACACCTGAATTTCCTAATGGAATATATGCATATTTTGCAACTGTTAAACTAGGATCAAACACTAACAAATTAGAGGGAGTTTATCCATACTTTATTGGTAATACTTATCGTTCTCCATTTATAACTGAAAATCAATTATTAAATCAAAATTTTGATTTCAACAGTTCAGGTCTTAGAAGGAATACATTACCATATAATGTTGATGAACCATTTGCGGGAAATGACTTTTTAATTGAATCTTATGAAAAAATAAGACAGTTATCAGTTATTGAATCTGTAACAAAGGGAGATGTAGATAGTATCACTATTCTTAATGGTGGTCAAGACTATAAAATTGGAGATTTGACTGAATTTGATGATGAAGGAACAAATGGTTCAGGATTTAAAGCACAAGTAAGTGAGATAGTTGGTATTGGAATATCTCGTATTGACACAGTTGTAACACCATTCAATGGAGCAGTTTTTGAATGGAGAGGTCAAAATGAAGTTGTAGCAAATTATTTTCCATTCATTGAAATAAACGATGGAGACTCAGTTTCAATCTCTGGACTAAGCACTAATGTAACAAATTTAACAAATTCATTTAATGTTGGAGTAAGAACAGAAAGCACTGGTTTAGCATCAACCATGACAGTAGGTAGTGCTAATGGGTTAGTTCAAGATATATTACTTACTGCTGTTCCAAATACTATATCAGTTGGTGGTTCAATTCGTATTGGATCTGGTGACGCAGGTACTGCAGAAGTGGTAAAGGTATTACAATTATTCCCTTCAAGAAAAATAGTAAGAATACAAAGAACAACAGGTATAGCACATACAGCAGGTTCAAACGTTGATGTTTTAAATAATAAAATTAGTATTCCAGTTGAAACAACTAAGTTTGATTCAGAATTAAATGATATAGTTTACTTTAACGGTCCTCAGTCAGTTGGTGTTGGAACCACTGTTGGTGGTGCAATAAAAGTACAACAATTTATTGGTGGTGTGGATGAAGAAGTTTCTATTCCAACAAGAACAATTCGTATACCAAACCATCCATTTAAAAATGGTCAAAAATTAACATTAAACAAAAGAAATGGTGCTAATAGGTTTGATGTAGGTAGAACAAATCTTGTAACAGAGTTTAAATTACCATTTTTAGGTTCTAATTCAACTGATGTTTTTGTAATAAACAAAGGAATTGATAATATTGGTTTAGTAACTACAAGAGTTGGTATTGGTAGTACTAGTGAAGGACTATTTTTCTATAGTAAAGGTTCAAATTCTGGTATTAATTCCTCATTATATTTCCTTGAAACTCAAAAAGAGCAGATCACTGGTGATATTGATAAAGTTGTAACAACAGTGTCTACAAATGTATCAGCTGCAAATACAACGAAACATAATTTAAAAGAAGGTGATATTGTAAAAATAAACGTAATTCCAAATCTTGTGGTTGGATCTGGAAGCACAACACCAGTTGCTGTTAACTATAATTCTGAGTTCGATATATTAATTATAAATCCAATAACATTTACATCATCAGACGTTGAGACAAACCAATTTGATATTGTTGACCACGGATTTAAAACAGGTGATAAAGTCTTTTACGAAGGGTCTGCAACAGGTTTAAGCACTGGGCAATATTTTGTAAACAAAGTAAGTAGCAGAAGATTTCAACTTGTAGAAACAATTGAAGACTTAAATGCAAATCCAATAAGAACAGCATCTATAACTGCAAATACAGGAGGAACACAAACAATAGCTCCAATTAATCCTCGTATTGATGTTGTTAAAAATTCTAAATTAACATTCGGATTATCAAGCACTACACTTGCAGATTTTGATTTTAAAATATTCTATGATAAAAATTTAACAAATGAATATTTAAGTTCTCAGGATGGAAGTTCATTTAATGTTGGTACTGCGGGAACAATAGGTATCGGAACAAATAATACTGATCCAGTGGGTGCTGCACTTACAGTTCAGTTCTCTGATTCATCACCTATAACTTTATATTATGGTTTGACTAAAGGTGGTTACATTAGTACTGCTGATACAGAGGTTACAAATTATTCTGAAATAAGATTTATTGATAGTGAATATAATGGTGAATACAAGATTTCAAATGTTACTGATGATACTTTCCAATTTTCACCTAAAGTACCTGAATTTTTATCATATACAAGTGCAGAATGTGACAAACTTGAATATTCAACAAGATCAATAAATGTACATGGTGGTATAAAGAATTTTAGAATTTTATCACCAGGATTTAATTATAAAAAACTACCACAATTTAAAAAAGTCAATAGCACTAGTGGAACAGACGCAAACATAATCGCACAATCCACCACTATTGGTAGAATTAAGAAAATAAGAATTGTTGATATAGGTTATGAATATTCATCAGATAAAACATTAGGTCCAGAGGCATTCATATCACCAGTTGTTAATATTGATAATCTTGATGTAATCGCATCCGTCAACATAGTCAGTGGTGGTGCTGATTATATGAGCGAACCTAATTTAATTGTGTATAACCCTGTTTCAAACACAATCGTTGACGATGTTTCGTTACAAGCATTTTCACCTAATCAAACTATTTCAAAGGTTGATGTTTTATCACCAGTTACAGGACTTGACTCAATTGTTCACAAAATAATATCAATTAATAATTCAAATGGTGTTGGTATTAATTCAGTTCAAACTGATGGAACTGGTATTGTAACTTGTTTTCTTGAAACTCCAATTAATGGATTTGATGAACAACCTTTTGCTGTTGGAGATCAAGTGTATGTTGAGGGTATCCAAAGAATTGGTGAAGCAGGTATTGGTACTTTAAGTGGAGGAATCTCTACCACCACAACTGTTGAAGGTACTGGTTATAATTCTGATGACTATAATTATTCGTTCTTTGATGTCACTGATTATACTGCTGGCACACAATGTATCGCTGTCTTTAGTCTATCAGGTGTTACAACTAATCCTGGTATTGCTAAAACTTTCCAATCAGGTTATGCAACTTTAGTTAATAAGAAAAAATATCCTGTTATAGAACCAGTTCAAACAAGAGGTGTATTTGAATTAAAAGAAACTTTAATTATTGATAATGTTGTTACAGATTTAAAAGTAATCGAAGTTAGAAATGACTACATTAAAATTGATGGTAAATTCAAGATAAAGAAAGGTGATAGAATAAAAGGTGAATTGAGTAATGTTTCTGCTCTAATTACAAGTATTGTTGATAATCAAGCAAAATTCACAACTGATTTTTCAAGTAGACAGGAATATGGTTGGTTAGATGATATTGGTAAATTAAATGAAGACTATCAAGTAATTCCTGATAACGATTATTATCAGAATCTATCCTACACAGTTAAGAGTACAATTGAATGGGATAAATTTGTTAATCCAGTTAATAGATTAGTTCATCCATCTGGATTGAAAAACTTTGCAGATACATCAGTTGTATCAAACCTCAAAGTTGGTGTTGGTGAAGTTCGTGAGTCAAATCAAGTTGTTGTATTGGATGTTGGTAATATACTTGAACTTAGAGATAAGCAAAGAGTAGATGCAATTAATAATTTTGACTTTGCAAGAGATTTTGACACAAGAACTAGTGGTTCAAAATTCTTAACTATTCAAAATAGATCACTTACTGACTTTACAAGATGTAAAACTAATAGAGTTCTACTACACGATGATATTAGTGCTACTTTCCAGAGTGAGGGATTTGAAAGTACAAA